ACAACTGAGGCAGTTAGATTGGGCTGCTCATCTACATGATATTCGTCCTAGATTAGGAAGTTCACAAGGTGAAGGCCATCCGTTAATCAACAGCGAATGGGGTGCCTGGTTAGATCATCTTAAGGGAGGCCGAAAGAAATTAGGTCGTAGTAAGTTAGAAGATCTAAAGGTTAAAAGAACGGAAGCCTACTGGAGCTAGATATATTGTTTAAAAAATTTCCAAGCTTCGCCGGATCGGAGTTCATCAAAATTCCAATGACACATACTAATTTTTTCAACCCAGGCTTGGCGTTCTAGCAAAACTGGATTTTCTATATTACTTAGATCAATATTGGCTACTGCAACTGTTTGACTGTGTTCTGGTATAGGATCAGTTAAAAAAATTGGAATTCCTTCAATTACACTAGCTACACTAGGACTACTATTGTAAACTACTGTAGCCCAGGCATTATGTAAATCTTCTTTGAGCTCGGTTCTAGTACTAAGTGAAACTGCCTTGTGATTTATCTTGAGATAGCCCATAATTTTTTTATCTCCAGGATGCGCTCTGACAACTATCGGCCTCTGGCTATATTTTCTTATTTCTAAGATAGTGGAATTCATCCATTGTATAACATCTAGCCCTCCCATACTCCATCCGCCATTACGTTGAAGACATAATAGAATATGATTACCAGTTTTACGATATGGTTTTAGTGAAATATTTAAATTTTGACTAATTTTTTGCCACCTAGTATGATCAACATCTTTATCAAAATAAAATCCTGTGGTAGGAAACACTCCATCAAAACTGTATCTCAAATAGTGTTGTGGGTTATCCTTGTTCACATACAAAAACAAACTGCTGTCCACTATGAGTGTTTTTTTGTTGTTTCTTTTTTGCAGTTCTATAACTTCTCTACGCAGTTGCAGATGCGGAGCAGTTTTGCCATACTCATGCACATATCCTTGAATCAGTGCCACATCACAAGGCACTATATTGAATTGATTATGGGCTGTTGCAACATCGTTAGATTTAATAACTCCTTCACAAAAATAATCCAATATCATGGGTTTTTCTAAGTTTTTATTATTGGGTGGAATACCTTTGTAATATGCCACAGCAGTTAATTTAGACATGATATTTCCTTGCAATTTTTATGGCTGTGCCATTGAATAACTCTTCACCGGTAAACTGACTATAACTTAAAGCACACAGCCAGCGTGCCAGATGTGGTCTGGCTAGATTATTGATGTCAGATAATTTGTTTCTTGATACGGGAGTGGTGATATGACGATCCAAAGTGATCACAGGTATTCCACACCAAATGGCCTCTGTGGCAGCATTGGAATTGATGCTGACCACACAGTAGTAATCTTCATTGCGGAGTTCTTCCACTAAACTGGTCCTAATTTTCTTTTCTGCCTTCTCCCTAAACACAATGGGTTTGTCAGTGTGTTTTTTCAATTCGCGCTCCACATCATATTTCCAGGTTTTTAGATCCACATGAAATATACCAGCTGCAAACGGACCTGGTTCTATGATCAGTATTTTCTCTCCTGATTCACGCCAAGGTCGGGGAAAACTGGCAAAGTTGGCCAGTCTGTCCACAGGTGCTTCAAACATCTGATCATGATGTATGTGATTACGCACCAGTCTGTGCCATTTTTTATTGGATTCTAAAAAGTTGGTATAGCCACTGTCTATAAACCAAAAAGGGTATTGGCGGTCTATCTTTTCAGTCAACAGTCGCTCATTGCCTGTGGTATTTCTAATTAAACAATCCTGTTGATAATCAGTGAAGTCTTGTCTACGCACCAACTCAGCATTTTTGTGTATGGTCAGCCCTGTGCTCTTAACAAAATGCTGCATCTTACTTTTTTTATACATGCTCAGCACACGCTCAGTGCCCAATGCCTCCAACACCTGATCCATGTTCTCATGTATGACTTTAAAATATTTTTCTTTATTTTGATCCATCAGTTGCCATATTTTTCCCACATAATTGGTCAACTCTCGATATAAAATTTTCTCCAATTTGCCAGGCCATTTGCCCCAACTCCATCTAGCATTGTTGGCTTCCAGCACCTGCTCTGCTTCTCCCGAATTGCGCATTTTTCTCAGCCAGCGTCTGTGTTGTCTAATACTTGTTTTGATCTGTCTGATGTGTGTCCAACTTTCGCTGTGTTCATATTTTACCAAATCTTTGGCCACTTGAAAGTGATTGATGATACTGTTGAGAAAATGTGCCAATTCTTTGTTGTTGATCAGTAGTTTCATGATGATGTTTCTGTGTGGTATTTAAATAGAAATTGTTGGATTAAAAGTGGATCTGGCGACTAGATGCTGGCGTCTTCCATACCAGCCACACGCAATTTGACTATGTTGGTCATCTGCCATTGCTTTTGGTCTAGTCCTTTGCAAATACCCAACCATTTGTTGCGCATCAGTGCAAAATCATTGATGATCTTTTCATAGTCCACCACATCTGCTTCACCATCCACATACTTCTCCACTTCTCTGCTGGTGAGTGCTCTGTTGTAATTTTCAAAATATTTTTTAAAGTATGAGCTGCGCAGTCTGCGCAGTTCTATGTTGAGATACTCCAACACTGCTTCCAATTCTTGTAACTGATTGAATCTGTGTTCCACATTGCCAGGCATTTCTGCTGCCTGTTTTTCCACATTGCCTCGGATTTTGATTTCCAGTTTGGCTTCTTGCAATTGATTTTCGAAATATTCCAATGCTTCAGGAATGGTACTGATGTCTTTGGATATCTTTTGATACCATCCAGACATTACTGATCCTCGTCTTCTTCTATGTCCAAATAGTACATGATGGCTTTGTCCAAGTCTTGGTCATTGCCCATGGCCTCTTTGAATTGCTCATCTTCCACACCATAGTCGGCGCACATTTCCACATATTTCTCAGCCACCACTTCGATCTGTTTCTTATCGACGTACTCTTTGAAAAATTGCCAAGTTTCTATCAGTTGACTGGCGTCTTGCATTATTTCTTTTCTTTCACTGTTTCTGTTTCTGCTGTTGTGTCTGTTTCAGATTTTGGTTTGATCTTATGATATTCTTTCATAACCATATCTAACTTTTCACCTGTCCAACCTTTTCTATACTCCAAGTGTTCCACACCTTTAAGGTCCACATATCTTAATCTGTTGCCAGATGCTGTCAATATGCCTTCTTTTTCAAACAGTTCCACCAATCCACTGTAGGGATCCATGCCTGTTTCATAAGGAATTTTAACTTGCACACTTTCAAAAGGTTTAGCAAATCTTGTTTTCATTATCTTACAAGCAGCTCTAATACCTCTCACATCTGTTACTTTGTTACCATCTTCATCTTCTTTTAATTTTAATTTTTTCATTGCCACCACCACTGAACTGGCGTACACAAATCCTTGACCACCTGATATTTTATCATCTGGGTCAAACATATCTTGTGAAGCATACGTGTGGTTGGTTGCTACCAATCCCACATTCCAACTGCCAAACATGTTCACACAATTACGCACCAATGCTGTGAGCGCTTTGGGTTTACGACCCATGTCACCTTTCATGTCTCCTGCTTCAAATTGATTCACATCAGTGGGAGTCATCAGCATGCCCAAACTGTCTATGATGAACAGTATTTTGGGAGCAGTGTCTTTGTTGTCTCCATGCTCTGTTTTGTATTCTTTCATAAATGTGGATATAGTTTTAGCCACATCATCAATCATGCTAAGATTTAATTTTAATAATTTTTTCTCATCACAGTCCACACCCAATGCCTGCAACCAATTTTGGTCCAGTGCGTTTTCTGTGTCCACCAACACCACATATATGCCTTGCTTTTGTGCGTGTCTCACCAAGTTGCCTGAAGCAATGTATGATTTGCCTGATCCTGATTCGCCAGCAAACACTGTGACCTTGCCCAAGGGAATTCCTTTTTCAAAATCGCCTGACATCAAATAGTTCAGTGCGTAGTTGCCTGTGGAGATCCAATCTGTGGGATCATTGAATCCCAATCCCAATCCATCAATGGATTTTGTTAACGTTTTTCTAAATTTCGATATGTCGAAAGCCTTAGTAGCCATAAATTTTTCCTTTTATTTGTTCGTAGTGGAGAATATTCAAACTCTCCACTACAATATACCACTCTTTATTGTTTTTGTCTAGACCTAATCATTGCCAAAATATCTTCAGCTCTGCTTTTGCTCTCCACTTTGGGAGCAGTTACAGATTCTGTTTTTACTTCAACTTTTGCAGTTGCAGTTTCAATTGGCTTTGGTGTTTCAGCTTTAACGTTTGTGTTAACCACTGGGTCTCCAGTTTTGGATGACATGCCAGCTGGACGGAAGTATTGTCCAAATCTTTGCATATCGTATGCTTCACCATCCACAGATGCTTCAAACATTTCTTTCATCACCTTTAACTCAACTTCAGTTGGTTTTTTAGGCAAGTAATCGCTCATGTTGTACAAGCCGTGTGTTTCCACTGCTTTGTTTTCATCTTCAGTTAATGGTCTGGTTTTTCTAGACCAAGCAGAAGTTGAATAGTCTGCGTATCCACCTTTGCTGGTTTTGATAATTTTAAAATCAACTCCGTTGATTTTGTCTGTAGGAAGATCTTCCATTTCAGGATCCATCAGAGCACCTTTTATTATTTGGAATATTTGAGGTCCAATAATAAATCTTCTGATTGGGTTTGCTGGTTTGGTTTCTTCATTCAGTGGATCTTCTTTGACAAAACCTTGGAAAATATATGATCTTTTTTTCCAATATTTTCTTCCCATGTCTTCCAAGTTGGGATCTTTAAACCATCCTCTAACTTCAGATAGAATAGGACAAGAGTCTCCATACATTTCCATACATGGCACTTGTACTTGAACTGGTTTTGAATCAGTTTCTCCTTTGATACCATTGAATGGAAGTTTGATCATCAAACGTTCTCTCCAAAAGAAAGTGTTGTTTGAGTCGCCATCTGGCAAGAATCGAACAGTTGATTGTTCACCTTCTTTTAGATTCCAGAATGGATAGATTGCGTTGTCGCCGCCGCTTGTCTTGTTGTTGCCGCTTGAACGAACTTCTTGTTCCTTCAACTTATTGCGGATGTCTGCTAGTGTAGCCATTATAAGCCTCCTTATTGTTTGCCTGTTTGTATTTGTGCCTCACTATAATATAGCACATATTTGTACATACTATATTAATATGTGTATTTAGTCAAGTGTGTAGTTAATGAAATATTAATTTTTGGTGGAATAGCCTGCCAGTTGTTTGATGCGTTCAATTTCTTTGTTCTGACCGCTCTGCAGAGCTTTGATGGTTTCAATGGCAGTTTTGGCACCAGCGTCTCCATATTGTTTCTGCACTGCTGTGATCACTGCTGTTTCACCTTTGGGAAATTTATTGGTGGTGTAGTCATAGAAACTCTTAACCAATTCTTCTATTTTAGTGGAGCCTTTGTGTAGATCTTGTTTGCTGGATTTATTATCTTCAGAATATTTTTTATTCAATTCCATAGCTGCTTCTTCTGCTGCTTCTCTGTCTTTTTTGATTTCAGCCACAGTGGTGTTTAAAAAGTTGGCCAATTCTAAATCACTCATTTGTCTAATGGTAGGGCCACCGCCTGTGCTTTCAAATTTACTTCTTAATTTGTCTGAGTCCATTTGAAAATCTTCTGAATCCATGTATTCTTTCCAGTCTTTGTATTCATCGTGCAATGCTGGAGTGTTGTTCCAAATTTCTTTGGCTAATTCTTCTGCAGATCCTT